TGATGAAATGGGAAAGAAGAGGGAGTTGAGTCACTCTGAGAAAATCAATCCAACAAGGAAGTTGACTAAGATTGACGAAATGAAGATTGCAAAACAGATGAAGCATGTTTCAGTGACTGGTGAAAAGGAGTTGAATGAAAAGAGTTTGCTGTTTGTTGCTGAATACTTGGTGGACTTTAATTCAACTAGAGCCGCAATAGCAGCAGGGTACAGTAAGAAGACGGCTGGAGTTAAGGGCTGTCAGTTGATGAAGAGGCCTGACATTGCTCGTGTGATTAAGCAGTTCCAGAAAGAGGATTTGGAGCGTTGCCAACTCACTAGGGAAGAGGTGTTATTACAATTGTATTATTGTGCAACTAGAAGTGCAGCCGACTTCTGTGATGAGAATGGGCGTATAATTACGGATGTGCAACGATTGACTAAGAGAGCCCAGAATACAATTGATGGTATTGACCAGACGGTTAGCTACGATCAGGAAGGTAATGAGATTGTACGCACTAGGTTACGACTAGTCCCTAAGTCTGATGCCATCAACATGGCTTTGAAGCATATGGGGATGTATGCCCCAGAGAAGCATGACGTGACGGTACATCCAGGATTGGACTTCGATAAGCTAGCCAAGGAAGATAGGCCACCAGATGAAATCGAGGCTGAATTGTTGCCTAAGCTAGAAGAGGAGAAGACTGATGCTCAGTAAGGAAGAGGTAGATCAGATAATGGGTATGTTGAAGGAAGATACCCCAATCCCAAACATTGCCCAACAGTTGAATATCTCTAAGGGTACGGTTTACGACGTGAAGAATGGCAATCACCGATACACCCGTCCCGCTAGTGATCCATCAGGTGACCAAGAGTTCTCAATCCATTACCCCCATGCTAAAGCAGCCTATCAATGGTGTGGGGGATGTCGAGCTAGAGTGAAGATGCCTTGCTTGGCTTGTCAGATACGCAAACTCAATACTGAACGATTAGCCAGAAACAGAAACCTAGGTATTGTATCTGTTGAACCCCATGAAGTAGAAGAGACCCAAATCGCTACTAGCTAATCACTCATTCCATCGTTGTTAGTTACAAGGAAGATTATGGGTAGACTATCACAACTAGATCCCCTAGTGTTAGCCAGGCATTACTGGCCCAACATCAAGTTCTACAATAAGCAGATTGAGATTATCGATTCAGTTTGGAACAATGACGAAACAGTAGTGGTTGCTGGCAACGAGTTAGGCAAGGACTTTGTGTCAGCCTTTATCGTGCTGGCTTTCTTTCTAACTAGACACCCCTGCCGTATCATTACCACTAGCGCTAATTACAGACAATTGGCAGATGTGTTATGGGGTGAGATACGTCGGTTCATTCAGAATGCTAAGTACCCCCTTGATTCTGAGCATGGGGGCCCTCTACTTGTCAATGATATGCTCATACGCAGGGTTATTGATGGCAGAACTTGTGCTACAAGTTACATTCATGGATTTACAACAGCCAAGGGTGAGGGTATGCTAGGGCACCACTGTAACTTTCCTGAGTGTTGTGGCATTCAAATCCCACAAGATGGGGTTCCCCGCAACTTATTCGTAGCTGACGAGGCTAGTGGTGTAGATGACTTGAGTTATGAGTGCGCTGATACTTGGGCTAAGCGCAAGCTCAGTATCGGTAACCCCTTCCCATGTTCCAATTTCTTCTTCAATGCTGTCAAGGGAGGAGATATTTTAGCCTCATGAATACTAATGAGATGTTCAGACAACCGGACTCTTTATTGTCCTACCGAAAATTCACCCACGGGGGAATTGCAGTTGAAGAGTTTGTCATTTTGTGGGGAGAGAAACAACCAGACATAGTTGTGAAACTATTGTGGGTCAGGCCCCCATTTAACTCAACTACAATCGACAGAAAGCCTAACCCTATTTGTCATGTCGAGTTTCCCATCAGTAGCTACCCTCAGTGTTTAGAGGTTGCCAGGCTAGGCGTTCAAGATGCTTTTGAAGACTATTGGAAGTTGCCCACTCAGAGTCCACCAGAAGCAAAAGCGTTCACCATTTATCCAGTTATTATCAACATGGATGGGCTGCGAGAATGAACCGTTTTGATATTAGAACAAGTGATAAACCCAAGTGGGCCTTACTCCATATCGCTAAATGTGGAGTCAAGTGTTCTATCTGCAAGTGGCCAGGAAATTAGGGCTAGGGAAATCAACTCGGTTATCAAAAATGAAATGTCATTCCCTGTTTGCCCTGCCTGTGGAGGTAATGTTGGATTTACTCACTATGCTAACCGTAAACCGCACACTAGTCAAGTGGAGGAGATGTTGTGACTGACCCTATTACCGTTGAAATTCTGCTAAAGATGAAGACTGGCGAATCAACGCCACAAGAGTTTGAGGTTACTACACCTGAAGTTGTTATTGATACCCAAACTGAATTGCACCAACTGACACCCGCTCAACGTGAAGCACACGAGAGACTACAGTTGCAGAGAGACTTCAAGGGGCGTAAGCTACGATTACAACATGCTTATGGTTTGCCAATTCGTAAGGAGAGGAAGTAAGCATGGGACAACTACCAGAGGTTGAATTCTTGTATGTATGGAATGGGCATCCTTGGACCAATGACCCTAGGTACGACTACTACCCTAACATACAACTAGAGAGAGGAGAACACAACAGAGTCTATTTAGATGGGGTTGATGTTTCAGAGAGGGACATAACTTTCATCTTGACTGGCAGTCTGGGGATAATCGAAGAATTCGTTAAAGAAGGTGGTGCCCACGTCATTGACCCTAAGTATAGAACCCCGTTGCGTAAGATTACTAGGGGTAAGGTTGAATACACAGACTTGAGACTACCGAACGATGCCTAGACACTACCGCAAAGTCATACAAATCGGTGCTGAAGACAGCCCTAATGTACGTTGGGCACAGAAGGAAATACGTGAGGGTAAGAAGCCTAGCAATCGTATATTGCTTGGTGGGGTGATTACCTACAGTGACTATTGCAAGCGCAGGCAACTGTGGGATGAGGTGAGGCAGTGCATTAGCCTGGATGGTAGGTTCTGGGAAGGGGCTGACCTACTGTTGTTCCCACCCGTATGGCTTAACCTATGTGAGAATCTAGCCAAGGCTGGTTTCGTTAATGTAACAGGCCAGCGTAAGACGTTAGGGATTGATACAGCCCAAGGTGGAGATAACACCTGCTGGGCTGTTACTTGTTTGAGTGGCCTAGTGGCCCTCATTTCTAGGAAAACGCCAGACACCTCCGTTATTCCTAAGATGACGTTGGCTATTATGCGGCAGTATAGAATACTGGCCGAGGATGTGCTGTTTGACCGCGGTGGAGGTGGGCAAGAACATGCCGATAGGCTACGCGATCAGGGATATAATGTAGGAACAGTGTCGTTTGGTGAAGGTGCTACACCTGAGCGTAAAATCTACAAGGAATATGTACCTGGTCAGGAGCGCATACGCCAAGCAGAGCACAAGATGGCATTCAAGAACCGCAGAGCAGAAATGTATTGGGCTGCTAGACAGGTCATTGAACCCAAGGGCGATGATGAAAAGAAAGAGGCTACGTTTGCTTTGCCTTCCAGTATTGTCAACAGGCCTCGTACAGATGGTGGACCCTCACTGCGTGGTCAGCTATCGAAGATACCGATTGACACAGACGATGAGGGTAGGATTTCTGTACGACCTAAAGGCAAGACCGGTGATAACGATAGGAACAAGAAGACTTTAGTCCAGCTTGTTGGATGTTCACCAGACGAGGCAGATGCTTTCGTCATGTCAGTCTATCGCCTCACTCGACGTAGTTCAACATTCGAGGTAACTGCAATCTAATGTTACCCACAGACTATAACGAAGCAGTCATCCAAGGCCATCTGGTTTTAGATTTTAGACCTGGATTACTGTTTGACGAATGTCACAAACTAGCTAGACGGATGGCTATTGTAAGATGGGCAACTGTCGTTTATGAACTGTCTGGAAGGGTATTCATAATCAGTGGTGATTTGCTATCTAGGGGCAGAAACTAACTTAGCCCAGAAAGGTAGACTATGAACCTATCCTGCCCTGAATGTGGTGAAGTGTTTGAATTGGACACCAAGATAAAACCTGGTGATCAACTATCTTGCCCTCACTGTAACTTCCGAGCGAAGTATGATGGGCCAATCACACCCCAGGAAGTTTCATTAGAATACATGGGGGAATTGACTCCCTATGAGGAGACTGTAGTGGACTTCCAACAAGAACAAGCGGCCAACGAAGAGGAGCAACGAAGAATGAATCATGTTGGTTATGACTACAAGGTCACTAACGCTTGGCGTAGCTTCATGCGAAACCTAGGCCGATTACAAAGCTAATGCCCCTGGGTTGCTGTATAGGGCTAGGTGGGCTAAGGTGTAGGGTTTACTGGCCCTTAGCCTAGCAACGTAACCTGGGGCACGCTAGAGGCCTTTATGGGCTTGTTTGGGGCAGGGTAATGCTTATGGGGTAGCCTATAGGGGGCAAACCAGTATAATGCCGATAGATAGGGAGCACAACATAGGGGATAGATTGTGGCCAAGAAGACCAATAACGGTAAGTCGTTCACGCCAGTAGCTAACGAAGCGAATGGCAAATCAAAGTCTGAGTTTGAATCGTTGTTTGAGTTTCGTGAGATTGTTGACAATGTGATGACGCAGCGACAGCAACTGATTAGTCGCTACTTCGACCCACGTAGGAAAATTGAGGATGAGTGCGGTTACCCTGACCTGAGGACGGTTACGCCACAACACTACAAGGATCTGTATGATGGTGATCCTATTGGTGGGCGGGTTGTTGAGTTGATGCCTTTGGAGTCCTGGCAGGTAACACCCAGCGTATTTGAAGATGAAGACCCAGACGTAGAAACAGAATTTGAGGCAGCTTGGCTAGAGATTGGTAAGAACCTGCGCGGGCGTAGTTGGTATCAAGATGAAGAAGGGAATGCCGTATGGGAATGGCTCATACGCGCTGACATTGATTGTGGTATTGGCCACTTCGGTATCCTACTGATCGGTATCGACGATGGCAAACCACTGAGTGAACCGGCAGATGGTGTTGAGCAGGCAATGCTCAAAGCAAAAGCCCCAGTAGCTAAGAAGGGCACTAAGCTACTGTACTTGCGGTCATTTGATGAATCACAAATAACAGTTCAGCAGTGGGACACAGATCCAAAGAGTTTGCGATATGGTCAGCCTATTATGTACTCTGTGACGTTATGGAACCCAGAGAGTACAATGGCTTCCTCTTCTATGCCACCTACTGGCACTTTCTCCGTACATTGGACCAGGGCCATTCATTTAACGAGTGGTGAGGGGTCAAATGAAGTAGTCGGTCTTCCTAGATTGCAAAGCGTACTATATCCAGTGTTGGACATTCGTAAGGTAGCTGGCGGTAGCGCTGAGATGTACTGGAAGGGGGCTTTCCCAGGCATCAGCATCGAAACCCATCCGCAGTTGGGTGGTGATGTAAAGATCAATAAGGCTATCATCCGCACCCAGATGGAGCAGTACTTTAATGGCCTACAACGCTACCTAGGATTGATGGGCGTGTCTGCCAAGACGTTGTCCCCAATGGTTGTTGATCCTACAGCACAAATCAAAGTACAACTAGAACGTATTTGCATTCGCAAAGCCTGTCCAGTACGTGTCTTCATTGGCAGCGAGCGTGGAGAACTAGCCAGTAGCCAAGACGACTCAGCGTGGAATGATCGTCTAAGGCAGCAACAGACCCGCCGCAATACACCTAGGATTATCTGCCCCACGATTAACCGACTGATTATGATGGGTGTG